GGCATTTCGTTTTATTATGAAAATACAAGAAGTTAATATTGACCAGATAATTCCATATGCAAAAAATCCACGTCAAAATGATGAAGCTATAGCTAAAGTTGCAAGTTCATTAAAAGAATTTGGTTGGAGGCAACCTATTGTTGTAGATAAAGAAATGGTTGTTATTGCCGGGCATACAAGGTTAGGTGCTGCAACCAGATTAGGGTATAAGAAAGTGCCAATACATATCGCAACCGATCTCACAGATAATCAAATAAAAGCATACAGGATTGCAGATAACCGAGTTGGTCAAGAGGCGAAATGGGATGAAGATTTATTATCCCTCGAATTAAAGGATCTCAAACTTGATGGTTATGACTTAGAACAAACTGGTTTTAATGATGAAGAATTAGATGCTTTATTAGCTGAAGCAGTTACAGAGGGTCTAGTTGATGAAGATCAAGTACCACCAGAGCCAGAGCAAGCCACATCTGTTTTAGGTGATGTTTGGTTATTGGGTAACCATAGAGTTATGTGTGGTGATAGTACTAATTTTGTAGAAATAGAATTATTAATGGATAATAAAATAGCTAAATTATTACATGCTGATCCACCTTATGGAATGGGTAAAGAAAAAGATGGAGTTTTAAATGATAATCTTTACAAAGAAAAATTAGATAATTTTCAAATGGAATGGTGGAAAGCATTTAGACCATATTTAGAAAATAATGCATCAGCTTATATTTGGGGAAATGCAGAAGATTTATGGAGATTATGGTTTTCTAGTGGATTAGGTGGTAGTGAAAAATTAACTTTTAGAAATGAAATAATTTGGTCAAAAAATACTGCTCAAGGAATAAATAGTGAAAGTTTTAGAATGTTCCCAACATCAACTGAAAGATTATTATTTTTTATGTTAGGAGAGCAAGGTTTCAACAATAATGCAGACAATTATTGGGATGGGTGGGATTTTGTAGTCAATTATTTAAAACAAGAAAAAGAAAAAAGTGGATTATCAATAAAAGATTTTAAAAGAATTGCAGGTCATTCAGAAAATAGTGGTTGTCATTGGTTTGATAAAAGTCAATGGAATATGCCAACAAAAGAAGTTTATCAATCTTGGCAAAATTATATGAATAAAAATAATAAAAATGTATTTAAAAAAGATTATGATGAATTAAAGAAAGATTATGATGAATTAAAGAAAGAATTTTATTCTACTAGGTCTTATTTTAATAATACTCACGAAAACATGACAGATGTTTGGCAATATCAAAGTGTTTTAGGAAAAGAAAGGTTAGGTCATGCAACACCAAAACCAGTAGAAATGATGAAAAGAATTATAAATACAAGTTTACCTTTAAATGGATTATGTGTTGAACCATTTGGTGGATCTGGTTCAACATTATTGGCTTGTGAAAAAACTAACAGAACATGCTACACAATGGAACTTGATCCTAAATATGTAGATGTGATAGTTCAAAGATGGCAAGACTTCACAGGTAAAAAAGCAATCCACGAAAAAACAAATAAAACTTTTGATGAAATAAAAAATGGCAGCAACAACATTTCCACTTGATACAATATCTAAATTATTGGATTTAACTCCTAGACGTGTTCAACAATTATCAGCAGAGGGAATTATTCCAAAAGCAGAACGTGGTCGCTATGAGTTAGTCCCGGCAGTACAAGGTTATATTAAATATTTAAAAGAAAGATCTATTAAAGCTGATGCAAGTGGTGATGACTATAATGCACATAGAACCAGACTAACTAAAGTTAGGGCAGATATGGCAGAGATAGAAAAGGCACAAATAGAAGAACAATTGATTCCATCTAGTGATGTTGAAAATGCTTGGCTAGAGGTTAGCCAGAATATGCGCCAAAAGTTATTAGCATTTCCACAAAGAGTTTCTCCAGAAGTTTATGCTGCAGAAAAATTAGTAGAAGTTAAATCTATTTTAAAGGATCATATTTATGATGCATTACAGGAAATAGCAAATGTCGAAGTTAGAGTTACAAAGCCAATCAGATCACACGACTCTGATGAGGATAATGCAGCAGACGTTGCAAGCAATGAAGCCACCTCCAAATCTAAAGATAGACGAGTGGGCAGATAAGCATAGAAGATTATCACCAGAAAGTTCTGCTGAACCGGGATTGTGGTCAACTGATAGGGCAACTTATCAGCGAGGTATGATGCAAGCTATTAGTGACCCTAAGATTGAAAACATTGTTTTTATGACAGGCGCACAAATAGGCAAAACAGAGATAATTAATAATTCAGTTGGTTATTATGTATCTCAAGATCCATCACCTATGCTTGTGGTTCAGCCAACATTAGAGTTAGCAAAGATGTGGTCTAGTGATAGGTTGTCACCTATGCTTAGAGATACACCTATTTTAAAAAACCTAGTTAAAGATCCACGTTCTAGGGATAGTGGCAACACTCTTTACCAGAAACAGTTTCCCGGTGGTTATATTGCAATAGTGGGTGCAAATTCTCCATCTGGGTTAGCAGCTAGACCGATTAGATGTGTTTTCTTAGATGAGGTTGATCGTTACCCGGCATCAGCAGGTTCAGAGGGAGATCCAATAGAACTAAGTAAAGCCAGAACCAAAACATTTACTTATAATCGCAAGATTGTAATGGTATCTACACCAACAAATAAAGGTGCATCTAGGATTGAAAATGCTTTTGAGGAAAGTGATAAGAGATATTATTATGTGCCTTGTCCAGATTGTAAGCATGAACAAAGGTTAATCTGGTCTAATGTTAACTGGGAAGAAGATAAACCAGAAACTGCAAGTTATATATGCGAGGAATGTGGATCTACTTGGGATGATGCTATGCGCTACAGGGCAATAAAAAATGGTAATTGGGTTGCAACTGAAGACTTTAATGGCACAGCAGGTTTTCATATCTCTGGGATTTATTCACCTTGGACACCATTATCGGAAGCAGTAAAAGGTTTTTTAGTAGCTAAAAAGATGCCAGACACTTTAAGAGTGTTTGTGAATACCTATTTAGCTGAAACGTGGGAAGATCAAGGTGAACGTGTTGATGATTATGCAGTTGCAGAACGTGCAGAACCATTCGGTGATAAATTAGATAGCAATATAATGCTTTTAACTTGTGGTGTTGACGTGCAAGATGATCGACTAGAGTTAGAGGTTGTTGGTTGGGGTAAAGATGAAGAAAGTTGGAGTATTGATTACAGAACTCTATATGGTGATCCATCAACACCTCATTTGTGGAATGATCTGGAAAACATTCTAAAAAATATTTATGAAACTGAAGATGGTCGGCAAATGCAAATCAGATCAGCTTGCATTGATAGTGGTGGTCATTATACACAAGCAGTTTATAACTTTGTTAGACCTAGAGAGGGCAGAAGAGTATTTGCCATAAAAGGTATGGGTGGAGAAAGTAGACCTATTGTGTCAAGACCAACCAGAAATAATATTGGTAAAATTAGATTATTTACTTTAGGTGTTGATAGTATCAAGGAACTAATTTTCTCAAGATTAAAAATATCTGAAGTTGGTGCAGGTTATTGCCACTTTCCAGATGATAGACCAGATGAATATTTTAAACAATTAGCATCAAGTGAAAAGATTGTAACAAAATTTCATAAAGGTTTTCCCAGAAGAGAATTTGTAAAAACCAGAACTAGAAATGAAGCATTAGACTGTAGAGTTTATGCGATTGGTGCATTATCAATTTTGAACTTAAATTTAAACGTAATTTCTGATAGAATACAAAATGAAAAGATAAATAAAACAGAAGAACCAACTAAAAGACCTGTTAGACCTAATCGTTTTAGGGGAAATAGCTTTGTAAATGGTTGGAGATAATAGCTATGGCAAAAAAGTGCATTTTGGGTTATAGTAACTTGACAAAATAAAAAATTTGTAAAAGGGATTTATTGTGGCTAACCTTTTTGATGCAGATAATGCTCCTACCGAAGAACCAGAAGAATTTGTAATAGGTGATTTTGTTCAATGGAAAAGAACAGATTTATCAACTGATTATCCTAACACCACTCATACTATGGCATATGTTGCCAGAATTAGGGAGGGTGGTTCTAATGAAATAACTATTAATGGAACTAATTCTAATAGTGATTATTTATTTACTGTAACAAGTGCAACATCTGCTGATTTTGTCGAGGGTAATTATCATTGGCAGTTAGAAGTTACTGAAACATCTAGTGGTAATAGAATTGTAATAACAACTGGTGAATGGGAAATTAAGCCAGATCTTGATGTTAATAATGCAGATCCACGAAGTCATGTGGAAATAATGTTAGATAAAATTGAAACTGTTTTACAGGGCAGAGCAGATGC